ATGAAAGTTATTAAACCTCTTACCGTAAAACAGATTGACAACGCCAAGCCCATCGCCAAACCTTACCGCCTGTATGATGGTAGGGGCTTGTCGCTACTTGTCAAATCCACTGCCAAAATTTGGCATTTCAACTATCAAAAACCCATCAGCAAAAAAAGAACGATTGTATCATTTGGGGCTTATCCTATTGTCAGTCTTGCCGATGCAAGAGCCAAAAGGGACGAGTATTTAGCGTTGCTTGCCCAAAATATTGACCCCCAAGTCCAAGTCAAGCAACAATTAACAGAACGTAAAGCCGAACTTGACAATACATTTTACAAGGTAAGCCAAGATTGGCTATCAGAGCAAAGTTATAAGTCTAACACGCTAGATGGGGTAAATCGCTATTTGCGGTACGCTTATGATTTTATCAAAGACAAGCCTGTGTCTGACTTGACCGCCTTTGATATTTTGGACATCTGCCAAGCCATCCACGACACGCACGGCTCACTCATGGCAAGTGGTGTTAAGACCAAAATCGCCCAAGTCTTAGATTTTGCATTGTCAAGGCGTATGGTTACAAGCAACGTGGCAAGGGGGTTAAAAAATACCCATAAAAAACATAAAAAAGGGCATAATCCTGCCATCATTGACCCCAAAGAATTGGGCGAGTTCCTAAATGCAGTTGATAAAGCTAATGATTGCGGTGTGGTTGTCAAGACCTTTTTGCAAATCGCCCCTTACATTTTTGTCCGCCCCACCGAGCTTGCCACCATGCACAAAAAGGACATTGATTTTGACAAAAAAGAATGGCGATACACCCCACCAAAAACCGAAGACAGCACAAAAACACAGATAATTGTACCATTATCAAGACAAGTGTTTGAAAAGATTGAGTTTTTGCTTGCTTGCCACGGACGAGACTATGTTTTTTACTCAAATCGTGGCAAATACCGCCACATCACACGCCAACGCCCTGCCGAATGGCTTAGGGACAATGGTTTTGCAGGCAAACAGACAAACCACGGACTTCGTGCCACCGCCCGCACGATTTTGGAAGAAGAATTGGGCTATGCCTCCCATATCATAGAAATGCAACTAGGACATCAGACCAAAGACCCCAACGGCAACGCCTACAACCGCACCAAATTTTTAGAAAAAAGAAAGGCGATGATGCAGGATTGGGCAGATTATTTAGATAATCTTAGATAAAAGACTAATAGCCGTGTGTCAAATCGCAAACGCCCCCATATTCGCAAGGGGCATTGGCACGACTATTGACATGGCACAGGACAAGCCAAAGAGTTTAAGATTAAATGGCAACCTGCTATTTTCGTGAGAGGTGCATGACATACCCCCTGCTTTATCCAATTCTAAACACCTGCCCACGTTGCCCACCGTTTGAGCGTTTATAACCCAAATGCACCCAACTGTTAGGGCTTTGGGGGTACTCTAAGATACATTGGTCAAATTTTATACCACGCTTTTTAAATTCATCTGCCAAATGTTTTACCACCGCCCTTGTATTGCCAAAGGCAGGACAAACAAAATCAATGGCATAGCCATACAGATGAGCAGAGTTTTTCGCCCCACCAATCCTGCGATTGAGTGTCGGACAGCGATAACCGCTTGTGATGAATATGGGGTGTCCGAGTATATCCCGTGCAGGTTGCCATAGATGCTCGCTACTGTCAATCAAGTGTTGCAACACTTGCTGATTTGGCATATTGTCAATCTTATGGCGTGTGGCGGTTTGGCTTGCCAATAGCTCATTTAGGGTAATGTTTTTGGTGATGGGGATAACCACACCCTTTGATAATGCCACTCTTAGGGCATGGATAGATTGATTGCCCCAAATGCCATCGGGTGTTGTGCCGATGGCGGTTTGTATTTCTTTGATTGTCATAATTTGCTCCAAAAAAAAGCCCCATTTGGGGCGGTTCATGTTAATTTATGTAATAATCGGATTTAAAAAACCCATCATTCTAATTAAGTTTACGGTTTAGTTCACTCATGGTTAAAATCCAGTTTTTCGGTTAATGTGTTTTTCAATCAGTCTGGCAACAAGGTCAATGGTATTACCACCAGCATGACCGCTGACAGCGACCAGCACCGCCGTTAGTAATTGTTGAACCTCCAAAAACTCACACAGATAAAACGTGATTAAACCTGCAAAGCCTGAGATGATAAGCTCGCCTGTGAGTTTGGCAAATACAATGGGCAGCCGCTCTGGTTTTTTTTGTTCATTAAGCCGTCTGATGAACGCCACCAGTCCGCCACCCATGGCGAGCAGTCCTACCCAAATGTAGGTCAGTAGCGTGTAAGTTGTTGGGTCTTTTTCTGGCATATCTACTCCAATAAAAAAGCCCTAAGCGGTTCGCTTGGGGCGTGGGTTAATTGTGCGTTAAATGGTAAATAAATGTACTAAATATGAGTATATCTGACATGGGTGGCATGGTTTTTGGTTGTGCCAATGACGTGTGTGCCTTTTCTTTTGCCATCGTTTCTTATGTTGTCAAAATCCCATGTTGGGCAAACAAACAGCCCATCACGACAGCCAATACACGCCATCTTTTGAGTGTGTTTTACAAAGGAATAATCAACCCAGTCCTGCTTTGCCATCTCGTGAAGCAAGCTAATACCTTTAAAGCCACGAAATGCCTGAGCTTTGATGATTATCAAATCATCCACACTAAACCCTGCCACCCCTTTAATGCTTGTGTTAAGATAGCCTTGACCTACTTTAATAAAGCCGTTTTGGGTGAAGCCATCTTCTTTGCTTTTATCCCTTAATATCCGTCTAATCTCACCTTGCCAGTATTCAAATTCTGCTTCTAACTGTAAACGGCGGTCAGCTTTATAGTCTGCACCAACCTGACCTAATTCAATGGCACGGTAAATGTCAAGCAGTTCTTTGGCTTCTTTGGCACTTATAAAAGGGCGGTGATTGTAGATGGTAAGCGTGTCCATATTTAACAGCCTACTATGATTGCTAAATGTTACATTACCCAGTTTATCGTACAGATTGATGCCTACCTGCGTTTGTCTTTGGACATTGATGTCAAAGACGTGAATGCGGTAATTAGCCAACTGCTCATCTGATAATCTGCCATTTGAATAGAACATGAGCCGTATTTTACCATCAAATTGCCCTGCGTTTAAAAACACAATCGGTTCGCACTCGGTGGCATTGCCATCATAGGAGATTGTGGTGATGGGGGTCATGACAGATGGCACGTCTGCATAGTACATACAGTATTCTTTGGTATAAATGTTCACCCATCTTTGTCGCATTTTTGAGTTAAACCCCAGCCGTTTTGCTCTATACCAAAGCTCTCGCTTGTTTTGGTCAAAGGGGGGTGTCAATAGGCGTGTTGGCGTAACCGTTTTGATGAGTGCAAATACAGGGGTTTGACTGTCAAGCAGGATTTGCCCCTGTTTGGTGTAGGTTTTAAATATCATATTTGTCCTTTGGGTTATAAATAGCCCCAGTATATTTTGATGGGGACAATCTTTTTGTGATTATCTTGGGTGGTGATGGTAAAGCCGTCTTTTGTTTTTGTGATGTCCACACGCCAAAGGTTGTAGGTGTAGGTATCATCGTCATCTTCATCGGTTGCGGTTGTGGTTTGGAGACTTTCATCGTTACGCCCCAAATAGATGGGAACAACAAGCAACTCTGTGCCATCAGGGGGCGTGTAACTCACCGTCTGATTGGTGCGTTCGCTGATGGTCAAACTGTGGATAAGTTTGGGGTATCGCCCTGTGATGTCGGTCAATAAATTACCCTGCCTGTCCCATACTTTTAGTCCTGTCATCATAGCAAAATCCCAAGCTCTACCGCTTTTTTGCCTTGGGCTTTGTCATACCATACGGTAAGACCTTGTGAGTTAAGCTCCAAACTTGACCCATCGCCAAAGGTGTTGTTCAGCTCAAACCTGCCATCTTTGAACAGTCGCCAACCTTGTCTGCCTGCCACATAGTTATCCGATTGTATGCTGTCGGCGATTTTTGCCATGGTGATGGATGCGTTTTGAATGTAAGCATCAGACAGATACACCCCGGCAGGTACGGTTGTGCCGTTTAGCGTCGTTGGGCGTGTTGTTACTGTGAACATGGGGGATTTGTTGCCCCCTGTTGGGTTTGTGATATAAAACTTATCAGCTCGGATGGCAAAATCAGACACGCCGTTATTACTTGCCAAGCCGATACCTGACACCACACCGCCACTTTGCACCTTTAAAGTCCACTGGGCAGATAAGCCGTTTAGGCTTTGGGTGTGCTGCTCTATGTTCGCTGTCTGTCCGTTTAGGGTGGTTTGTACGGTGTTAATGCGTTCAGACAAGCTTTGATTGTTTGTTGTTAGCGTTCGTTCAAGATTTGCAATACTTGACTTAATGCTTGCTAAGCCTGAGCCTGTTGTGATTTTCTGTAAGCTTACACTTGCAATCGTTGAAATGCTTCTTGTGCTTGACGCATCATGATAAAGCCATACTTCATTATTATCGCCAGTACCAACATTCCACTCAAATTCGGCGGTGTAAACACTGCCTTGGCTTTGCGTAATGTCAGCAAGCTTTGAGCCGCCTGCTGAGTTTGAGTTATACGCCATAAAGCCTGTACGATTAATGCCAAGCTGTGGGGCGGTAACTGTTAATCTCACCTTATCGCCGTTGGCAAGCGTTTCGCTAATGCGATAAGTTGCAATCAAATAAGCACCTGTGACAAGCGTTCTATTGCTATTAATAAGCAAGTTATCACTCACACTATCAGCACCGCCAAGCTCACTGTCCAAGCGGTCAATCCGCTCGCCAATTGTTCTGTTAGCGTTGCTTAACGTGCGTGTTTCGTTGCTTATTTGTGTAATTCGTCCACCAAGCTCTGATTTGGCGGTGTTAATCTGCTCACTAATTGTTCTATTAGCGTTGCTTAGCGTGCGTGTTTCGTTGCTTATTTGTGTAATACGTCCACCAAGCTCTGATTTGGCGGTGTTAATTTGCTCGCTCAACGCACGCTCTTTTGTTGTCAAAGACTGGCTAAGCGTGTTAATACTTGAAGTATTACCGCTTACAGAGCTTTCAACCGTGCCAATCCGCTCAGATAAGCTTTGATTGTTTGTTGTTAGCGTTCGTTCAAGATTTGCAATCTTTGAGCCGTTGGTTGTTGTCAAGCTTGCGGTAACCGTTTGAGCAGATGAACGAGGTTCACGATAAAACCGTAATTCATTATTATCGCCAAAACTCACCCAGTCAAACTCACCACGCCAAACGCCATTTTCATTTGTCAAATCGCCAATTTTCGCCGCACCTGATACGCTTGAATTATATACAGCAACAGATGTTAGACCGCTTGCACCGTTTAAGCTGATATATACTCGTCTGCCTGCTTGCAAGCTCTCAGTAATGGGGAAATCAATATTCCAATTGCTTGATGTTTGTGGAGTGTCGCCATCTCGTAACAAATTAGGTGAATATATCTCACTATCCAAGCGGTCAATGCGTTCGGCTTGGGTGCGGTTAGTGTCTGTTAGCGTGTTAATGCTACTTTGTACACTCGCTTTATTGCCGTTATAGTCAGATTGTAAGCTGTCAATACGCTCTGATAAAGCACCATTGGTATGGGTCATGGTTTGGTTTAAGGTTTCAATCTCTGCCATTGCATCACTGGCAAGCCCAGCCATCTGCATGACCCACACATCTTTCTCGGTGCGTCTCCAATAACTTGATATGCGTACAAAACTGGCGTTTTCGCTGTTAAATGTCGCATAATCGCCATTTCTTGCGATGATTTTGCCTTTGATGAATGTTTTATTCTCATCAAGCCAAATTACACGCAAATTGCTAAAATCACCATTATACGTTTTGATTTCATACACGGTATTTGTTTTGACGCTAATAAAATCACTGGCACGATGAGAATCCCAAGCGGTCAGTTGTCCACGGTTTTTTTCATCCAAAAAGTGTCCGTTTGTGGCATTGCTTGCCTTAAAAAGATTGGCATGTTCAAATCTTGCATTAAGCCGTTCAACGCTCATTGCCTGCCCATTTTGGGTTTGCTTAATCGTGCTAATCTCGCTATTTGTATTATCCGCCTGCGTTTTGATTTGGCTGTATTTTTGGGATAAATCCCCTGTGGTTACCCCCAATTCACGGATTGATGAGGTATGAGACCCCACCGTTTGCGTAAGATTAGCGATTTCTTGGGTTTTAGCATTATTGGCAGATTGCAATGCAGTAATATCACGGATTGCCGATGTGATACGGTTTCGTTCGGTAGCGATGTTACTCACGGCGGTTTGTAGCGTGCTTTTGGCGGTGGCAAGCTCGTTTTGAGCGGTGGCAAGCTGGCTGTTTAGCGTGCTAAGATTGCCATTGACTGAATTTACCGCACTTTCAATGGTTGGGATTTTATTAATGCTTGGGATTTTACTCTTAAAGCGATTAATATTACTTTCAATCGTTGGTATCTTGCTGTTAATACCGCTAATCTTGCTCTCAATTGTGCCAATTTTGGCAATCGGCGTACGCAGTGATTGGTCAAGATGGCTTTGGCTAATTTGACCTGATAGTATGTCAAGCACTTTTTCAGCATCTGCTGATGTCGTGCCAGATGCCCAGTCTGTCCAGTCTGATGTATTGCCCAGTTTATCCACAATTCTGGCACGATAAAACTGGGTCAAATTGCCTTGTAAGCCTGTGATTTCATGCTTATTGGTTGGGTAGGCGAATGTACCAAGGGTTGTGATATTTGAGCGACCGTCTGGTGATACTTGTATCTCAGTGTAATTGGTGTCATCAGAACCTTTGGCAAAATTCCACCCCAAATTCATGCCAAATAATACCCCCTGTACGCTAAGGTTGATGGGGCGTGGCGGTTTGCCTTGTTTGCCTTGTATCTGCGTCAGATTTGAGTGCGTGGCTAGACTTGCCTGTCCAAAGGCAGAAATCGCCGTTACACGAGCTTCATATTGCCCTGCATACACGCCTGTGATTTCAATGCTGTTTGTGCCTGTGGGTGGCAGGGTTTGCCAGTTGCCATTGTCTTTACGCCACTGTACGGTATATTTGACCGCACCTGTTACCTGCTCCCAGCCGATGACAAGGGTGGTAATGCTCACACCTTGATTAACCGTGTGGTAGCTTGACAGATTAACCAACTTTGTGGGGGCTTGCACGGTGGGGTTAATCACGCTAATCGGACGCTCGGGGGTGTACGCCCCTGTATCAATGGCATCATATTTGGCAGGGCTGTATTGTACGGCGGTGATGGTAAATTGGTGATTGTCATCAGCGGTTACTGACAGCACACGAAACCTCATCGTGGCTAAATCCTGACTGTCTATCACCCAAACATTTTGCTCGCTGATGTCGCCAAAGGGTTTAGTAACAGTAACATTATCGCCATTTACGCCGCTGATTTGCCGTCTTTGGCTTGTGCCATCATCGCCATTGATGACAAGCGTGTCGCCTGCTTTGGCTGTGATGGCACGGTCAAGGGTAATCACGGTTTTGGTTTTGTTAATCGCAAGCACACGACCGCCCGTGGCACGCCCTGCAAACAGCTCATCGCTAATCTCAATCACTTTGGAAGGGGCAGGGATATAGCCGTCTAGCCCCACCTTAAATGTTACCATGCGTGTTTCTAGTTGTTCAGATTTTAACGCCCAAAGTCCTGCTCTTTGTGCTTGCCCTTTGGACGTACAGCCCCACGCTTGTATGTCCGCCACACGCACACCAAATTTGGCTATGGCTTTTTCATCTCTGACATATTCATATTCGGTCTTAAAATGGTTGGCAGGGTTATCCCACGCAACTTTGGCGACGGTGTGGCGGTCTCTTGCTCGTGTGCCTGTGTATTCAAAAATACCATCAATGACATTGGCACGACTGAATGAATAAATGCTGTCTTGGGGAATATCAGCATCTAGCACAATGCTGGTACCATCCCAATAGCTAATCGCACGAAATACGCCTGCAAGTCTGGATAACAGCTCAAACGCACCATCTGCCGACTGAATATAGACATTCACGGTAAAACGAGGCTCTTGTCCACCCATGCCATCATCTACCATCTGGTCACAATATTGGGCTAAGCGGTACAAGCTCCATTTGTCAATCATGTATTCTGTAAGCCTGCCGCCCAAACCGTAACGAGTGGCAGTGCATAGGTCATAATAGACCCACGCAGGGTTATTAGTGTACGCCAGCTTAAATTGCCCATCCCACAGCCCATCATAGGTGCGTGCGGTAGGGTTATAATTGGTTGGCACTTTGATAATAAGACCACGACAACGGGCCGCCATTTTGGCGACATTGCTAAACTGCTCGGCATCATAGCGTAAACCCAAAAGGGCAGTATTGGGATAACGAAGTTTTAAGTCAATCACCTCAGTGATGGCAGAGACATACATTTTATCACTGACAAGCTCAGATGTGCTGTTTGGCGTGATACGGCGAACACGCACCGCCCAGCCTGTCCCAGCTTTTGGTAAATCAATGCGGTGGCTTCTTTCATAAGCGTTTGATGTTTTGGCATTGATGGATGTATTTAGGGCTTGCACCCAGCCACCGCCATCAGTTTGCACATCAATGGCATAATCAATCTTTACGCCTGACACATCGCCATTATCAGAATTTTGTGAACGCAATGCTCCCCATTTTATACGCACACGCAGAGCATCAAGGTCAAGATTGTTAAATGACTTAACCCACGGCGTGCCGTGTTTTAGCTCCACGCCCACATTGGTCTCACTTGCCACATCAGCAAAGCCATCAATGTACTCTTGGTCGTTCGTGCCAGCACGAAAATCCACTTTGACATTTGGAAAATTAAACTCGCCATCATCGTTTTGTAGTGGCGTATCGTCTAAGTACACCGACTTATAGCCATTTGCCAAACCTGCAATCTCACCCTCGCCCAAGCCATACATGATACTGATAAAAGTTTTGGATTGAGCAGAGTCAGGGGCGATGATGGGCTGTCTTTGTTTGCTACTGCCTTTTTTAGCACCGTGAATGGTCATTTTTTTATCCTTATTTTTATAACATGTCTTCTGGCAACTGACTGGCTGACATGATAAACCCGCCAATTTCTCGCTCGCCGTAGAGTATGGGTACAGGATTGCCTTGGGCGATTGTGGTTACTGCTGTGCCAAAGCCCTTGTTGGCTTTGTTGCCGTCTTGGTTGTTATCTTGGGCGTCCACCTTTGGCATGAGCATTTGGGCGATACCACCTACCATGAGACCAATGCCTGCTCCTATCAATCCTGCACCAACAGCACCAGCACCCCCAAAGGTCATGCCCGTAACCACAACCCCTGCCACGACCATGACCGCTCCGATGATGGTTTCAAACAAACCTGCTTTTTTTGAGCCTTCTACAACTGGTACGACACGGATAATCTTGGCGGTGTGGTTCATGTCAAGCTCATTTTCGCCAACATTGTGCTTATCATGAAACACAGCAAAGCGTAACCCCTGCTTATGAGCGTTCATCATAAATGCTTCAAAGCCTGCCAACTGTACGCATAACGCACGCATGGCTTCTTTGGTACTGCCCACTGACAGACGAAAGGATTTACCGAATTTTTTGGCTAAAATGCCGTGTAAAATGATGGTTTTCATTTGATTTCTCACATAAAAAGCCCATAAGCATGCTTATGGGCTGATAATATTGGGATATGACTGTTTAACCGTTGTTTAACCAAACAATGTTTTTTGATTATATAATAAACTGTAAATAGCCAAAGACCATATATATCAATGATTTTGATATTACAAGTTGTTTAACCGTTGTTTAACCGCCCATGCCTAACCACCATCGCCGTCCTATCTGCCCACCCCTTGCCGTAAATCTCACGCACGCACTGCCGTCCGTAGGGGTGGTGCAAGATTAGGGTATTACCCACACAATCAGGTGTGGTTTCGCTTTTTAACGCTCCATCATCGCCAAGCCAAATCAAGGCATGATTAACATGATGGGTACGCCCAACACGGCACAAGATGACATCGTGCTTTTGTAAATTACCCACAGACTTATCCACAGCCACAAAGCCAGCTTTTTCAAAGTTCTGTTCATAAAGTGGTTCATGGTTCTCATGCTCCCACCAAGTATCGCTACGCTCAAAATCAGGCAAATCAATGTCAAGTTCACGGCTGTAATAATCACGCACCAAACTATAACAATCCTGCACGCCATGAATGTAACTTCGCCCTAATAAGGGCGGTTTGTACCCACACGGTTCATATACGCCAAATGACGGCTCATCGCCATAATCTTGTTTTGACACCGCCACAATGACCCACGGCACGCCATGTAGCTCAATTTGTAATTTATCCAAATCAGACGGTAACACGCCACCGTCAGGGTGGCTATGAACGATGGCTTGTATCTCACCCAAACTTTCAGCACGGGCAAAATCTTTGGGGCAAAGGATAAATTGCTCATTATCATGGGCGGTGTTGGTGCAAGGTATGTACTTTTTATCCACAATTAGCCCACAACACTCGGCAGGATAGCAGTCAAGGGCGTGGGAGATGATGGCTTGTTTTAGGGGTTTAGTGAGTTTCATTTATGCTGTCCAATAAAAAACCACCTTTTGGGGGCGGTTGGTGGATTATGTTTGGTTATTTGATGTATTTTGCGATAAGCTCTGGCAATTCTCGTGCATATTTTTGAGCCATGACAACATCTGTCCAAGTAATATGCTCATGCAACTTATAATCTGATTGGTGTCGCTTTTTTAAAAAATCTTTAAATTGCAACGCCAACTTTTTAATAGACTTGTCTCTGACTGCCATTTCGTCCAATATCCTGTATAAATTATCATGCGTGCCTGTTTTGTACTGGTTGGTACTAATGTCTGCTTGCTCCATTGCCAATCTTAATTCATGAAAAACCGCATAATAACTGCGATTGATATACGCTCGCCAAAGTGCCTCTGACGATGTACTATCAATATCGCCAAATAGCTGATTGACGGTTTCGTGCAAATCGGTCGTTGTTACTGACATTAGGCACGCTCCGTACTACATTCTGATGAAAAGCTAACTAAGATGTCTTTATAATCACGGTAATCCAATTCGCTGTCAATCAACACATCTAAAAATCCGTCTTGTAAAGACACGCAATCATCAACAGATAAATTATTTAGACAAACATTAATCTCTAAATACCCCCCAATTTCTGTATAGCCATAATCAAATGACAAATAATTATCGCCCACATATTTATCCGATAAAAACACATAAATATGATTTAAGATATCAACAACCGTTTTTTTGGATATGTTTAATTCATTAAGCATATCCATTCTTTTATTAATTTCTTGGATATATATTTGACTTTTTTGCATGATTTGTTGATTGTTCCCTTGATGGTATTGCATGGCTTCATGGACTTTATTAATATCCAAATGCAATAGGGCGTGAGACAGTAATAATGACACGCTTTCTAAATCATGGGGATTTTGTTTTAGTATCTCTTTGGCAACTTGACTGCTTTCATCAAATCTACCCATGCTGTGTAAAATATTCATGATATTTTGCGTGGCGTGTCTGTCGCCTAGTTTTTTGGCGTTTTGCATGGCATACAGTCCGTCCTCTGGTTGCCCTTTAAAAATATAAGCAAGCGACCTTAATACATAGGCGTTTTTAGCATCTGTATGGACTAATTTTTCTGCTTCATTAAGCCACGAAAAACACACCAAGGAATTGGGTTTTATTAGTCCTTGATAACGACAAAAATACTCATGTGCTTCTTGGGCTTTACTTTTCGGTTGCATGCTTACATTCATTCTCCATTTGGGGTATTTTATTGTATCATGAGTTGATGTGATTTATCAAATCATATCAAACTACTAGCAGGACAGCCACCAAAGGGTAACGGCTTATTTCGCCCAAATCTGCACACGCATGATTTCATACGCCCACCGCATTTGTCCATGATGGGGTTGTCGGTAGGGTTGTCGTGTTCATCAAACATGGCCGCCCCTGTATAGCCACATTCTTCGCCACGATACTTACCCACAACCGCCCAGTGACAATAATTGGTAATCTCACGCACAGGGATTTTTAAGCCTTCCAAATCAATAGGGTTGGATAATTCAAAGGTAACCTGTTGGGCATTTTCTGATGTTTTTTGTTCCACAAACCAAATTTGCTCTTTACATTCATCAGAAGCGGTGGGATTACCGTTGTCAAAATTAACCGCATCTAGGTATTTGGCAAGGGTGGTAATGACGGTAAGTTTTGCCCCTGCAAAGTCGTTAAACTGCAAACAGTAGGCAGATACCGCCCCTTGTACCCCTGCAATGTTATTAGCAAGGGTTAGGGTCGGCGTGCTTGCTCTGCCATCTGAACGCATTTCAAGCCCTGTAACAGACAGAGCTTGGGGGTTGTACGCTTTGGCACGGAAGGTAATTACACCATCGTTTTTGTCGTGATTGTGTCCATGAAAGCGTAAAATGCCCGCTCCAAGACGGCTTGCGTCAAGCTCAAAGAGCGTAATTAGCCCATCTACTGTGGGTTTTTGAAAGTCGCTGTTTAATGGCATATTAGCTCCAAATAAAAAGATAAGGAAATTTACTTTCCTTATCTTTGATTGTGTTATGCTTCATTTGGTGCTTTTGCATCATCTGCCTTGTCTGTGGTTTTAGCTTCACTGGCAAGGGCAGCACGCACTCCATAGCGGTCATTTTTATAAGACAAGCTAAACTCGGTTACCGTTTGGCTGTTGTCATAGCCTTGTAAGTAGCGTAACTGATTGGATGCCCATGCCAACAGGTCAGCACGAAACACCGTGGTGCGATTGCGTTTTAGCACACCGTTGTTAGGCTCATTGTTACTAACTTCAAAGCCATCATCATCAGGATAATAGGTAATCTCAATGGTACTGGCTTTGTCGCCGTGTTGGTTTTTCCAATAATCCACCTGTGCGATAAAGCTCTGTAATACCTGTGCCTCGGTGCGTGATAATTCAGTTAGAGTTGGTTCGCTCATTTTTTTGCTCCTAAAAAAGCCCTTGATTTACAAGGGCTGTGGGTATGTCGCCGACATTAATGTCGGCGAGTTAAAAAACCGCTCATCAGATGATGGGCGGTTTGGTGGTTAAAGCTGTTAAAGCTGTTGTTTAAACTCATCTGCCATTTTGGCAAATTCTATCTGCCCGTCATCTAACAGATAATGGGCAATGTCAAGCAGTGTGTCAGCATGATGCTTATTTTGCCTAGCAAGGTGTATGAGTGTGCTTGCCCAGTTCATGCTTTCACAAGCAAGGGTAGCCGTATCGTATTTATCCATAACATCGTAACTCATCTGACACCCCCAAAGTCGCTAAAAGGCAAGTAAGGCTGAATTTTAATGCTAAGCTCTATTACTTTTTGTTTGGCTTTTGGCTTAAAGCGTTTGCCTGCCAAGTTTAGCATTCTGCCAGCTTCACTTGCCACATCTGACAACTTCTCAAATTCTAAGACGGCTTTGTTGTATTGGTCTAGTAGGGTGTAGTTTTGCATTACCTGCTGTTGCACCAAATCATCAAAAGTGCGAATGACCATCAGGCTAAATTTGGGGCTAATCCACATGGCATAGCGATAAACCAACTCTTTACAGACGTAAGTACCACGATGATGACCGCCGTGAACCGTTTTAATCGCCAAAGCAGGAATTCCTGCTTTGGGATTTTCAAGCTCAATCTCACGAATTAAGGCTTGGGTTTCTTGGTTTGCCACAAACAAGCTGGGGCGGTGTTTACCTTTTCTGCCACTGGCACGGTGCAAATCGTTCAGCGAATAAAGACCGTCCACCATATGAATGGTGGTGTCTGCGATAACAAGATTGCCTTGTGGGGCAATTTGTGGTAAATTGTTCATAGAACATTTCCTTTTAAGTTAAGTGGTGTTCTAAGCAGGTTGAGACTTTGGCGAGTGCAACCTGCTTTTTTGTCTCTGGCGTTTTATTTGACACTATCATAACGCCATTGACAATATAATAAAACACCATTATAATAATGTCAATAGTTAATTTTAAATTTTTTAGGAATTTTTTATGAAACACCTAAATCAAGACGACTGGAAACGCACCCAAGTGCGTATGCCACAAGAGCAGTATCAAGCGGTTGTAAATTATGCCAATGACAATAAAATGTCGCTTAACTCAGCGATTATTGACTTGGTAGATAAGGGTTTAAAGCCGTCTAATGGCGAGTTGGGCGAAAAACTAGACCAAATCCTTACCGAAATCCAATCCATCAAAAAAGCCCCATAAAGGGGCATTTATTATTAAAAAATCTGCTTTAAAGTAAACCCAATTTGCCAAGCATCGCCCCCCATCTTTTGGCGTGATATCTCACCATCTAGGCGGACTTTGATACTTGGTTCATCGGTTAAAGGCTTAAAGTTAAAAGGCTCAACGCCTTTTGTGTCAATTAAAAAGCGGTAAATCTCATCAATCACCGCCTTTGTGTCAGTCTTGCTACATTGCCATGATTTACGGCTGTTGTTAATGCCAAAACTTACCGCCTGCTCATAGCCATCACCAAAGGCGGTTATGGTTGTATTATGGCTGATACTCTCACTGCTGTCTGCCGATATGTCCCAATTAAAAGTTTTCATTGTCTTTTCTCTCAAATTTAATTTCTCACTTTCAATATAGGTTAAAAATGTGATAAAATCACCCATAAATTATCCTTTTAAGTGCTGTTTAAAGGGGTAATAAAAAACCCAACTGTTTGCACCAGTTGGGTTTTTGCTTATCTGCGGTATAGCCTGTCAAGATGTCCGTTTTGTTTGGTCTCTTGTATCACGACTTGCCGAGCGATTTTTACCATGGCTTCGCCCATGGTTTTGCCCATTTGGGTATCGGCTTGGACATTACTACCGTCAGAGTTTACGGTTACATGGACATTAATATTATTGACATGACCGCCAATGCCATCACCACGGTTTAGCCGTTCAAGATTGCCAACACCGATACGCTTTGTGGCTTTGGCATTTAGTACATATTCTTGACCATGTACCACCCCTGCCACCTGATTTATCCCCATGTTGCCTGTGTAGCCCCCTGTGGCAAACCCTTTGGGGCTGATGGCGTTAATCATGCTTAACACATGCCCCTGTTCCAAAGACACTTTGGCGACATTGGCAAGTTTCTGCCAAATGGTTGTCGCTGATGGGTCTGCCCAAGCATCAGCAACCGCCTTACCCATTTTAACGCCCACATCCGCCAGGGCATAGGCTTTTGATACAGCGAACATGGCACGGTAGGCTTTGGACTGCTCACCTGCATGGTCTTTGATAAAACCTGCCAGTGCCCCAAATGTTGCACCATAAGCCTGCAAGGTTTTACTAAGGCGTTCTTCTTCAAGTTGCTCAGTTTTTTGGGTGTACAAGGCTGTTATGGCGTACATCTCTTCTTCGTGTGTGCGTTTGGCTTCTTGTAATAGCCTGCTACGCTCATTAAAATCATCAATGACAAAATTGCCTGTCTCATCCTTATCATTGATGGCTTTTTGCACATCATGATAACGTGCCAGCTCATCGTTTTTGTTGTCCTGATGAGTTTTGTCAAGCTGATACTGTGCGTACTTATGGGGCGATAGACGTTTTTGGTTCATGATATCGTCATATTGTGCCATGCGGCCTGTGTTTTTTATCTGCTCAAATGCCTTGTCAAATTCAGCCACCTTTTTTTGTTGTGCCATCTGATACTGCTGAACATCAAAGGCGTATTTGTCTTCTATCGCCTGATAATGGATGGCTTTTTCTTGTTGGGATAACTGGGTATCTAGGTTGATCTTATGCTCTGCCAACTCCTTTTCAATTTTCAACCGTTCAGCAGCGTTTAAACGATAAGCATTTAATTGAAAGTCGGTTGATTTTTTGTGGTAGATTTGGCTCTCATCAAATTGGTATTTGGCAAGTTTTTCTAGCTGTGTTGCTCTTTTTTCATCAAATCCTGCCCCATGAATCTCTTCTAAGAGCTTTCTGAGTTCATACTTTGCTTTGGTGTATCTGTCCATGAAGCGAAGTTCTATTTGTTCTCGGATTTTGGCAAGCTCTTCTGGAGTTTTTTGTTTTGGCTCTTTGAGTTTTTTGTCTTTATCGCCCCCACCGCCTTTCCCCTTTTTGCCCTTTTGCTCTTTGGTGTTGTCTTTTGTAGCGGCGGTATTGGCTTTTGTGGCATCGGCAAGCCGTGCCGTCTGCTTATCATACGCGCGACTGCCAACAGAAGCCCCATAATTGTCCACATAGGGCATGATGCTCTCCATGACACTGCCAATGTTATCAGGCAAAGACTGACCGCCCAAAGCCAAATACTCGCTTTGCCTAAAACTGACCCCTGTGCCTGCCACCTTTGGAATGACATTCATGCGGATATTAAAAGGGGTAAAAGCCAATGCGTTATTTAATCCCTGTATCATGCCATTGACTTTGTCAATTGCCCCATTAACCATGCCAATAACAGCTTGTGATACGCCATTGGCGGTGGCTTTAATGGCATTACCCACGGCAATAACTAGATTACCAAAAACTCTGCTTACCTGATAAACACCATTGGTTACCCATTTAAAAAATCCGCCTATCGTGGATATGGCGGACGCTAATATACGCATAACCGCTTGGATAAGCCCTGCAAAACCGTTTTGGGTGTTGGCGAAAAATAAGGCAAATCCTTGGCTAGTCTGTTCGGTGCTTTCATTGAAACTGTTTGATATGTTGAACGCCACCGCTTCTGCCAAATCTGACAAGCCCTTTAATCCTGTGCCAACCGTACTAAACAAATCACCAAAAATGATGCCTGTGGTGTCTAGCACATCATCCAAACCATAAAAAGCAGATGCCAGTGCCACCACACCTGTCGCCATCGCCCCCAAAGGGTGTGCCATAATGACCTTACCCAACGCACTAAATGCTGTTGTGGTTAAAGTAACACGACTGGCAAGTGATACCAATGCCACACCTGCCACAGCGACCGCCCCTTTGGCAAGCGTTTCAAAATTATTAGCTATGCCCAATAATGACTTTACCACCACGGACGATAAGCCCGTGGTGTCATTGACAAAATCACCCACAAACTTTTTGTAATTGTTGCGTAGCACGCCAAAAGACTGACTCATGGTTACAGGCATTTTGTCAAACATGGCTTGTAATTTGGGTATAGCGTCCGCCAAAGCGTTATAAATCACCTCTGAGGTGAGGGCACCGTCGGAGGCAAGCTGTCGCAATTGCTCACGTGTTTTGCCCAACTTTTCTGCCACCAAATCAAGGATGATGGGGGCGTTTTCCGCCAATGAACGAAATTCATCGCCCTGCAACACGCCTGATTGCATGGCTTGACCCAACTGCAAAATAGCAGAAGCCTGCTCAGATGCTGACTTACCACCCACACCCATTGCCAAACTCACCGCATTTGTGAATTTTAGGACTTCTTCTTGGGATTTACCCAGATTGCTTAGGGCCCGAGCGGAGTTCGTATAAAGCCCTGTGGTTGCTGAAATGTCCGTTAGGTTCTTGTTCGCCATTTGGTGCAAGCGTTCATTGACCGCCACATACTCTTCATGGCTTGACGTTACTAACTTAACCTGACTGTTCAGCTCCTGCATGTGGTCGGCAGTCTTAGCGATAGAGAGACTAGCACCCACAAACATGCCCCCTGTGATAAGACCCTGCAAAGATGACAGGCGGTTTTGTACCTCCCTTAAACGACTACCAAGGGCTTGCACTTGACCGCTTGCACCGCTTGCTGAGCGACTGACATTAGCAAGACCACGACTTGCCGTGGCACTTGCCCCACCCATGCGATTAAGTCCGCTTGTTGTGGCGTTTGTTGCCCCTGTCAAATGATTGGCACTGCTTGACATAGCACTAAATGTAGTAGCTAGATTTGAACCGTTACGCTCCAAATCTTGCATGTTTTTGCGTAAGCGTTTTAATGAATTGTCCGCATCACTGGCATCTACAACAATACTTAACCGTGATGTCTGTTCCATATTACCCCCAATAAAAAACCGCCCTTTCGGACGGTCATAAAAAAACACCCTACAAGAAAATTGTGGGGTGCTTCTAAACAGTTAAAATCAAATAATCATAGCATTACCGCCATAATAATTAATACGATTCGGCTCAAACATCGGTTTGCCATATTTGTTTGTCAGTTTCATGTCATGGGCGAGTTGTGCAATATCTCTAACATTGTTCACCACAAAGTCATGCACATTTCTACCCATTTCATCGTCAAAGAACATGATACCTTTCATCTGCTTAATCAGTCGCACATAGTCCCTTAGGTGTACGGCACTATTGGCAAGCACATCATAAAGCATGGCATTATCCACAGGCTTTCTGCCATGTTGCAATACCAAGCCATGCACATACTCCACCGCTTGATGTACCTGCTCACCTGTCAGCTCATCAACACAGCTCACATCAAAGCGTTGGTGTATCATTTTCCACACATTGCTATAAATCGCACCTGTCTCGGTAACGAGCATATTTACCGCTTGTACCAGTGGCTTACGGTCGTCTTTGGTTGCTCGTGGATTGACCGCCACACCATTATTCCAATAATCAAATAAGGCTTGGTAGCATTCTTTTTTGTAAGTGATGAGTTTGTCTTTGATTTGGGCTTTGACACGGTTTGTATCTACACCAAATAGCCAACCGTTTAAGTAGTGGATTGGCAAGCATAATAATTCACGGTTTTTGCCATCTGTTGCAACCGCCTTTATCATACAGGCGGTTGAATTTAGTACTTCATCACGGCTAATGCGTTGGCGTTGTGCTTCCCAATCAAGACCAATATTCTCACAAATGGGTTTCATCGCCACATAAGCGACACCGTCTTTTTGTAAGGTGATTAGGGATTGTTCGTGAAAATTCACGGTTTGGATTTGATTTTGCATAGTATTGACCTTTTTGATGGTTGAATTTACCCTAAAATAGGGCGACCAACGGCTCAAAACCTGCAATACATTCAGGCGGACTTATTTCCCTTGCGGGTATTGTATTCGTCGCACCGTCGGTCATAACTTATCAAATAAGGTATGCAAATCTATGCCAAAAATTTTAGGATTAACTTTTAGGAGCATAAAAATATCACGCTGACGGAGTGATTACCGTGTATTGTTAGGCTTTTGAGACCTTGCACATAATATAAAACAAAAAAACCAACTTGTCAATAGTTGGTTTAATTTTGAATGGTTGCTAGTAGAGTTTGACCGTGAAAGTCAATAGACGTTAATTGATTAGTCATAAGACACCTTTGAGATTTAGTTAGTAAAAGTCGCATAGAGCGACAGGTTTCAACTACTGCTCAAAGACAGCGGAGCTTATTTCCCATTACTGGGTGTTGTATTAGGCTCTCTCAACCCGTCATAAGACGTTTTGAAATGGTTTTTATCGCAAAAGGGTTCGGATTAACTTTTAGGATAAATAGGCATAAAAAACTCGCTCTTTCGGGGCGAGATTTGATACCGCTTTGAGTTTTAGTAGTAGGCATATATTACCCCAAATCCCACCCCATGTCAAGCCCTACCACCATTTAACGGCATTGATAAAAACACCCAATACAAAAATGGTTAGGCATACCACAAGCCTATTTACCAAAAATCTCACTTTTGGCGAATTCTCGTATTTTTCTAACATGCCAGCCACCATGCAATAATTTCAGACATTTATTATAATAACTCCATTCAGTTGCCAAGATTGAAAATAAAAAATCCCAAACCGCCACAGTTTGGGATTTTGCTTTTTAGGTTTGGTTAATAAATGTTTTCGCCTTAATTAACAGCTTCAACTTTTAGTAGCCTGCCATTTTCATCAAAAGTGCAAAACGCTTTGCTCAGTATTGATGCTCCAAAACTATTTTCAGCATAATAATGCATAATTACAGCAGGTTTTCCGTCATTATGCCCATACTCCGAGCTACTGACATCAACCTGCATTGATTTGGGGCTTTTTAAAGTTGGTTTAATCACTTCTTTGCATCTCATCAGAAGCATTGCTTCACTTGTTTTATCTTGACGTTCTCTCTCCGCCTGCTCTTTTGCTTTATTGGCAATTCTCTCTGCTTTCTCCCTTTCTACCTGTCTTGCAAGTTCTGGATTAGCATCTAGTTTTTCTTGCCACGCTTTATTTTCTGCACCTACACCCACTATATAACCAACCACAAGTAGAATAACACTCAGACCTGTTAACATACTACGCTTTATGGGTTTTTTTGCTTGAATAAAATCTTTAATAAACCAAAGTGATAGCACGCTAGCGGTAATCAATAATAAAGCAGATAACACACTAACCGATATAAAACGATAAGCAAAAAATAATACGATAACCGAAAAAAGAAAATTTAATACCTTTGTATTCTTTTCTTGGCTGGCTTTATATTTTGCCTGCTTTTCCTGTTGTTTGGATATTTGCTGTTGAACCGATACTTGATTTTGTATGAGCGAACCACATTTAGGGCAAGACATGGCGTTAATACTTACCTTTTTGCCACAGTCTTCACATTTAACCAACTTCCCCATTTCAATACTCCAAGTTAGACCGAGCATATATCTTACACCAAACAGTAACAAGATAGCAATAGGCGGTTACAATTTACCGCCTATTACCATCTTGCACCATACTCAAATACTCATCATCGATGGCAAATACCGCCTTATCTATCCACTCACGATAAAAGGGCAATGGATAAACCGCCAGCACGTCGCTTATCTGTGCTACCGTCAAGGGCAGGGGAATGATTGCCATGGCAGATAAATAAGAGCGACCACGACTGGCAAGCCAAAAGGTCTCAATGACAGCATTGACCCAATAATCAGTAGGCACCTCATCAGGGATGGGTAGGTTTAGATGGGCATAAACCTGCCTATCAAAGTCGCTTAGGTCTTGGTAGTCTTGCTCCCATTTGAACCTTTGGACGGCTTTTTTGCCAAATCAGTTGCCTTTTGCTTGGCGTTTTGGGCGGTTTTCTCGCTACACTCTAAGCACCAAATGGAGAACTCAAAGCCATCAGGCAGACAGGCGATAAGTTTAATGAAATTCTCCCCTGTGATGGGCAATTTATCCTGACTGCCATCATCATCTAGTACCACATCCCAATCAGCAATCAAATGCTCCCCAATGGCATAGCCCATGGCTTCGTTAATGTTTAACTCATCATCGTTCATCTTGGCGATGACATCAGCGGTCAATGGGGTGTCCTGCTCTTGCTCTTTTTTTGCCATGATAAGGGCATGGGTTCGCAAAAAGGCAGGTTTTAGGGCAGAATAAAAGGTAACACGAATGCCTGTTTTATCATGGGTAAAGGTGCTTGTAAAATCTTTATCATCCGCCAAATCTTGTTTTTTAATGATATAAGCCATAATTGCTCCTATGCTGGTATTTTGGTTAAGGTTGGGGCTTGTTCCACCACGGTATAATTTACGTTTTGCTTAATCAAATCATTCATGCCACCATTTGGGGCCTCACCTGCCACCTGTGCTTTGGGAATGTTAAGTACGTATTTTGACCCATCAGCCAATTTTAAGGTCAGTTCAATGGCAACCGTCGCCCCTGTCATTTGCTTGTTGATAATCTCTTGGGCTTTTTTACCATAAGCTAATGTCAATGTCCCTGACATTTTTGCCATCATTTCAAGTAAGGTACCTGCAAAAATGCCATCCCCCAAACACTTTTGGGCTTGAATGTTGTTGTCTGTCTCAAAGCTAAATTCAGTAACACATGCCACGCCTTTTGTGGTAATGCCATCAATCTTAATGTCTTCGACCGACAGCGACGTTACCCTTTGTAGGTTGGCAGATTTGGTGGGTGATTTGCTATAAGGGGTGTCATTTTGGTTTTTGTAGTCTGTTCCCATGACCCCAAAAGTACAAGTTGCATAGCCTGTATCAGACAAGGCGAGTTTTAGGGTATTAACACGCACACCGCCATAATAGTGATAAATGCCCACATCTTTATAGCCCACTTCCATGGCAAAGGTTTTGGCACTATTGCCTGCAAATGTCAAAACGTTACTTTTCCACTCACTAAACGCCGCCGCTGCAAGCCAGTCATCATAAGCGTCTTTGGCAAATTCTACCTCAATATCGCCTTGCACCTGACCGCCTGTTACCAGTCCTGCTTGTGTCAGACGGCTGTCGGTAATGGTTTGGCTTTCTGTGTTCTCAAAACTTGCACTCAAACCGTTTGAGACGTAGGGCAGGATTTTCCATCCTGTTTTTGGCACTTCATTAGTTGTTTGGGGGGCGTATGCCACCACAATGGTTGAACCACGAGACATGTTTTTTACTCCTAAGTCCTATGGGCTGTTAAGTCAGTAGTACCGATATGGCACACTCACATTTATTTGATATACCCCATCAACAGACGGCACGCTGATGATGCTGGGGGCTAATAGTTCAAGCCGTCCTAGCTGTTTTGCTTTTAAATGATGGGCTAGGCTATCCGCCCAAGTCTTAATCTTAACCGTGCCTTGATTTTCCGCACAAAATAGCTGTACGACAAGCGTACCTACCTGCAAGACACACGGCTCATCAGATAGGCTTGCAATGGCGTTAATACCGCCCAAAATTGACACACGCCCCCATACACCGTCTTTGGGTGATGTGTTACGGTTATCCCGTGCTAGGCGTTTTGGGTCAAAATGTTGCCATGTTGCGATATGAGTTAAGATGATTTGTTCAATTTCTAAGCTATTCATAGGCTTGCCACCGCACTATTGAAGGCATTGCCGTACACCCCTGTGGGGGCTTGTTTGGAATGCCCATGTTCAAGTCGTAAGCCATACGGCAGGTTGTTTTGAATGTAGATGAGTGGATAGGTATGCTTTGGCAGACCTAAGACAAGCTCAACACCGCCCCCATTTTCATTTAGGCTTTTTGTGCCAATGCTGATATGATGGGCATTTCTGTAACGCCCTGTATCAACTGGGCTTAGGGTTTGCACATTGTTATAGCAGTCAATGGCAAATTTGCGATAGACATCATCTAGCTTGTCAGCGACTTTATCCACAAATGAATTAGGCGGTGTCATCCACATGTAGCCCCCTTAATTGAATGGCATAGCTGATATTGGCAGGGTCTTTTTTAATGCTAAGCACACGCATATCATTGATGACATCATCAATCATGGGCGTGTCTGTCAGCTCACTTTGTAAGCAGGTGAGTTTGACATCTTTCATACTAACCGCTTGCCCATCTGTCTCATAAGCACTGTATGACCCAAATACCCCACGCCCTTTATAGGCATGGGTTTTTGTGCCTGTATCATTAACCGCCCAATCATCATCAGATGGCATGGCACGGTAGGCGGTGAAGTTTTTGACTACATCTTTTAAGTCGCCATCAAAGGCTTGTTTTATTTCTTGTGTGATTTCTTGTTTCATGATTTGCACCAAAAAAATCAAACTTTTTTAAAAAAATGCTTGGCGATTAGGCAATAAATGCCTATAATATAATCATTGCCAAGCAATCATGCTTAGGCAACAAAAACCGCCTAAGGAGCGATGAGATGAATGTTGTTTCCAAAACTGAAGCTGAAACCAAAGTTAAAAAAGCTGTAAAAGAATTAAACATTAAAGCCAAAATCAAAGTTACTCAACATAGATTTAAGGTTTATGTTTTAATAACAACAACCAACGCTAAACTTTGCGAAGTTGAAGCACTTAAAAAAGTAACTTCTAAAATGACATCAGAGATTGATGATATTTATGTTACGCATAACAACACTCAAACCAATGAATATGCCGAGATATTGAATGATTTAGCAGTAAAATTTTTCTGCAAAAAATATCGCAACAATCATCAAACTGTTGATGAGTTGGCAGAAATTGCAAAACCACACATTCAAAAAATCATCAATGGTACGCACAGACTTTCAAGTGAATTTTGGGCAACTATTTAAACAAAAAAAAGCCTGCTGCAATTAGTAGGCTTTTTCAGGATTTAAAAAAATGAAACCACACATTGACAACCACAGACCCGACCCAACCTATCTTAGAACCTTGCTTAAAAAAGCAGGGCTGTCTCAGCGAAAAGCCGCCCATATGCTTGGCGTATCTGAACGCATGATGCGTTATTATTTGGTGCATACAGATGACCCAAATTACCGCCCCATGCCTTATGCTGTGCAATTTTGCCTTGAATGCTTAGCCAAAACTTAACCCCTTACCACAGATAAGCCAAATAACAGCGTTCACGCCCTTACCACAGATAAGCCAAATATTCCCAAAGGCTGTTGTAAATACGGCTCAATGAGTGCCAAAGCGATTTGCTCATTTTGGCTCATCGCCTGCCCTATCTGTCCATCTGCATAAGTTTTTGAAACAGAAACATCACCTGCCTTTGATGACTTTGAGATGACCTGACCTTCGGTGCGTGTGGTAAACAAATCCCCATCAAGCCAAGCTTTGGCAATGTATCTGCCTGCTTGCTTGATGGGGTCAGGGGTCTTATCAAATACCCTAATTTTATGCTTATTTAGCCACGCATTGACAATAACCACGGTTTGTTCATCAGCCTTATCAATGTCTGTTAAATCATCAAGTGTTATCATTGTTTCATCCTAAAAAACCGTAATCGTTTATCCGAAATTTTTAAACTGTCAGGTGCGAGTTTAAAAATTGCTCAAATAAATCCAGCCCCAAGGGTGCTAATTTATCTCGCCATAAAATAGCCAGCGTATCTCCGCTATCTACGGTAACGGAAGATTGGGCAAGCACCACTCCCGTATCCCACCCATCGTCAAGCTGATAGAGCGAACCGCCCACAATCTTGTCGCCATTGTCAAATGCATCTTTGACAGCGTGTTTACCCTTATATTTTGGCAACAGGCTTGGGTGGTAGCCAACCGCCCCAAGCCTTGCCTTATCCCTTGCTTGCTTTTGTACAAAACAATAAGCGTGGGCAGTTAGAATAATATCCACCCCAGTCGGTACTTGGTCGGCGGTTAAGGTTTTGTCGTGGACAACAATGGGGATTTGATGGATTGTTGCCAATCTTGCCAAACGGTCTGTATTGTTTGGGGGCGATACAGCAACCACTTCAATATTTGATTGGGTTAAACACCATGCCAAAAGCTTTTCGGCAAGCCATTTTTGCCCAACTATCATCACTTTTAATTTATTCATCAAAATCTTCCCCCAAATAGCGAAAGCCCTGTACTGCTCTAAAATGCCCGCCATAGCCACTGCCAGCACTCTTACCACTTGCTTTGACCATGGTTTGCCGGCTTCGCAGTTTATTGCCGCCGTGTAGTTTGGCACTAATCTGCGTCCATTTCTTATCACGCCTTAGAGCCTGAGCAAGGTTTGGGTGACTGGTGTGAAAAATGGTTCGCATTGGCTTGTTGTAGCGGTTTTCGCCATTTAGCCACATTTGACACACGGCATTTAAAAACCGCATTCCAATGCCAGCTCCCTGCCACTCTGGCATGACCACAAGCCGACAGGCACGGGCTTCTATTAGTCCTGGTAGTGTGGATACCGCCAAATGAGCCACAAGCTCGCCACCCACCACCGCCACATAGTTGGTAGATGCAATCATTTTAGGCATTTTTAAATAATGATGTGGCTCAAAAAGTTCCCAAAATCGCCAGTTGGTTTGGTAGATGTTAAAGGCAATGGGTGGTTTTCGCCAAAGTAACCCCCGATTTACACTAAATTCACCCGTGTCGGTGTTATATACCCAGTCAGGCTCTATCCAGTCTAACACATCATAGTGGCAGGTTAATAAAACCGCTTGTTTGCCCTTTGTCCGTTTCCATGCTTTTGCAAAGGCACTCGCACCGATACAGGCAATCTGCCTATCTACCACGCTACTAAATTCATCAATGATTAAGCGGTTTGGCTCGTCCGCTAGTGCCTTGGCAAGATTGGCACGAAACTGCTCACCATTACTTAACACTTGATAAGGGCGTAGCCACGCAGGGACACTGCCAAGCCCCACCGCAGACAGACAGGCGGTGGCTTTGTCTATGCTGTCATTTGTGGCGATTTGGTCTATGATGGGTTTGTCAGCTTGCCAAGTGGGGTTGTAAATGGGTGTGTCCTCCCAAATTTGCTTGCCAATACTGGTTTTGCCTGTACCAGAGCGACCAACAATGACACCGAGTTGCCAATCGCCTTGCCCGTTTTCATCCTGCCAATGCTCGCTCTCAATGGGTAGGTCAGCTGTGATTTTGACATCTGCCCCAGTTTCTACATTAAAAAGCGATTTGACACGTTCAGCTCGGTAGCTGTCAAAGTCAGTGCAGGTATGGTGGATATTAACAATCATACGACCACCACCTTAGCCTTGTAGCCTAGCTGTTTGAGCTGTTCAAAGATGGTTTGTTGGTGGTCTTCATCATCGCATTGGATAATCAAGCCAAATTTAGGCTTATAGTTAAAGCCGTTTTTGGCAGGGGCGTCTATCCTAGCTTTTTTAGTCTTGCCCATGTCGAATCCTATGCTAATCCTTAAATTACCAATGAAAAACCCCACCTAAAACAGATGAGGTCTTGTTTCATACTACCGCCTTTGGCGTTCTGCGTGATTTAGCTTTAGTTTGTTCACTATCATCATCAATGGCAGGCGTGTCATCAACACCCAAGCGAATGACATTTACGCCAATTGCTTGGTAAGCCAGCTCAATGTGCGGATAATCGCCAATAACCGTAACGGCGTCTGTTTGCTCTGTTTTTTCAAAGTATTCAGGGTTTCGGTATTTACCATCAACCCCCAAGACTTTTTTACCCTGCTTGCTATAAACTAACATATCAACCCTCTGCAATATTTAAAATCACACCTGCGGTGTTTTTGTCGCTCGTTGCGTATTTTTCCCAATTGGCTGTTGCCCCCAAGGTTGCCAAGTTCGGATTAGCTCCTGCCGTATCTTTATAGCTGTATCCCAAGACATCAAGGTTAAACGCTCCTTCAGCTCGTACGCCAATCACTAGGTTTTCTTTGGTATTGTCTTGATACACTCTAAAAGCAGGTAATTGGCTATTTCTGATACGAATTGCCCCTTGTTGTAAGCCAAAAATAGTATCTTTTTTAGCTTGGTCGGTTACCAAAACAGGAATACCCATCGTACCGGGTGCACCGCCATAAACCACGGTACTGGCTTCTTGATACAGTTTATCGGTAATTGCCCCATCTACAATATCAAAATAGCTTGCTGCGTCCATCACCAGCAAGGACAAGTTAGAAAACTTATCACCAAACTTTCTCATACCTTGGGTAATTACTTTTCGCCCATGCTCTGACAACTTAGCCGTTACCAACATGGATGAATTTGAGCCTACCGCCCCTTGTAGTGCTGCGGTGGCATATTTCCAATAACCTGCCATTAAAGCATCGGCATAGTCTTGCCCAAGCAGTAAAGAAAACTCATCTACACTGCGTGCACGGCGTTTAAACGCTTCTTCGGTGGTTTCATAAGGCCCAAACTTAAAAGGTACTTTGACGCCCACTCGCTCCGCCATGGCAATCTTTTTGGCTTGTACAACGCTAGTGCTGTTAACATCTCGGTGTTCAATCTCGCCTGCAACCTTATAAAAAGACTCTTTGGTGAAATCACCTTGTAGGTTCTCATCACTTAACAAAATAGCGTTATTGGACGCTTTGTTAAATACCGCCAAATTCTCTTGTAAGCGTTCAAGATAAGCGGTTTGAGCAAGCTCATTGTAAATAAGTACATCGTTATTGGTTGTTATCGCCATAAATTAAGCTCCTAAATTTAAATAGGCGGTTTGCCCATGTTCTTTGATGAAAGCGGACTTTTGCTCAAGTGACATTTGGCTACGCTTTAAGTTTGTCGTACCTGCCTGTGCCAACGGCTGTTTAACACCTGCACCACTTGCCCCTGAACCACGCAAAATATCGCTTTTACTTGGATAATGGTTAATAATGGTCTCAAAAGCTTCATCAAAATTAGCAAGCTCACCCATGTTGGTGCGTGAGTAAATTGGTTCGCCATTTAAGTAACCAACCACTTTACCATCTACCATATCAAAATGTCGCCCAAACGCATTTTGGGCAATATCAGGCGGTAGCAAGGTCTTATTCTTGATAAAACCTGAACGAGCAAACTCAACGCCAATAACCGCACTTCGGTAGTCATCATTAATCTTTTTGATTTGGGCGTCTTTTTGGGCAAGCTGTTCATCTAAGGCTTTTCTAGCTTCCGCTTTTACCTTTTCAACTTCGCCTGCATCAATTAACCTTTTATCATCAAGATTTTTCACCAGCTCTAATGCTCGTCTTGCTTCGTCAGCGTCCAAGCCATCAAAAGATTTCAATAAGGATTGTGCCTTTTGCTTTTCTTCACGATGGTTTTTAGCTTCTGAATTAAGCTGGCTTATCTTTGCCATTGTTGCTTGTGCATCAAAGGCAATTTCTTGTCCATCATCATGTACATAAATAGGCTTACCATCTTGTACAATCGCATAGCCGTTTTCATCAGTTTTTAATTGCATGTTTGTCTCCATTTGCGTGCTATCCAGCACAAAACACCCTTGGTTTTCCAACCTTGGGCAACAAAAAAGCCCTATAATTGGGCTTTAATCTCATCTAGCGTCATCGGTCTTAAATTCTTATCAAATTCTTTAAACTCATCAACGCTACTTTCTTGAAATAGTTTGGCTTTTTTCTTGCCCAAAACTTCCACTTGATACGCCTTGGACTGATTTTTTAGCCACTCGTAATAGGTTTGGTTTTTGACCACACCGTCCATACTGGTACGCTGTTTGGGAGATTGGTAGCCATCATAAACAATCTCAAAACTAGAACGGCAATTGTAATGATAGGGCGGATAAACTGCCTTATCAATCGGCATTATCTCACCGTCCAAATGCCTACAAATACCACTTGTTCGTAAATCTAAGGTTGCAATGACTTTAATGCCTTTGATGATGTCTTTGTTATCATGAATAAATTGCTGTTTGGCTTGGCTTGCAACAATTGCCGTGCCTGTGTGGGCAATGGTCTTGGCGTGGCGTGTTGTGGTTTGTAAAATCCCATCTTGATAACGGTTTTTGCGTGTACCTCGGATAATCTGAATAAGCTCTTGATTGGTCAAGCCATTGGAATAAGCATAGCTAATGGCATTGCTTATCTGTGTGCTTTGCTCATCACCAAACTTAGCCAAAATCTGATTAAGCGTTACGCCAACCTGAGCAGATAGCTTGATGGGGCTGTCTGCGTCAAATTGTGGCTCATTAATGTTTAGCGTATCTAGCTTATCATCATCAACCATTTTGGTTTCAAGCGTATAACTGTAATTGTATAGCTCCTGCCAATCGTTGCTTAAATCTAAGGCGTAACCCACCAAAAAACCCATCAGCTCCTGCTTACTCTCGCCAATTAATAACTCAAATTCTTTATATTTAAGCTCACTAATTTCATGACGAAATACCACCAATTGTAAAAACTCATCAATTTCATTAAGTGTGGTTTTAAACTTATTTGACAGATGAACCTTGAGCCTTTCTAAATTGATTAAATGCTTCATAAGTCATGCTCGGTTGTTCAATTAAACCATCTATTTCATCATTGCTAAGCTCGCCACTGATTAAATTAAACTCTTTGGCTTTATCATACAGTACAGATTTAGGTAGCTTGCCTGCGTCAATTAAACCTGATAACTGTGTTAGCAAGCCAATATCAACCGCATGTTGGCTAAATTGCTGTCTAATAACAAATTTCGGTGGATGCTTTGCCCCTGTGTATCTATTGCACCAGTTTAGCAATGATAAAAAGCCTTCGTTAATATTGGCAACACATAAAGACGCTTGGCTGTGCTGTGCTGATGTTTCATTTTCTGCTTGGGTTGCTGTCTTGATTGCACCGCTTGCCTGCCCAAGCTGAAAGCCAAGCTCGCTGATAATACCCCTTTTCTCCACAATGCCATCGGTTGCCATTGTATTGGGGCTTGCCTGAGCAAAGCCAAATGAACCATGTTCGCCCAGCATTAATACAATCTCACTACCAAGCTTAAAGGGGCGTACCTCGCCTGTTTCTTGATTGCGGTACATATCCATTGTTTGTGCGTCCATGTTCAAAAACGGCTGTATTTGCCCACACATAAAACGGCTGTTTTCGGCATCAGCACTATTGCAATAAATGCCATGCTCAATATGCACCAAAGGCTCAATGGGTATTTTTTGTTTTTCAAAAGTATTAAATTGACTGCCAAAAATCTGAAAAGGGATACGCTCCCAATGCTTGCCATTGTGGTCAAGGGGTCGGCTAAATGAATTTGGCACAACAAAAAACTCGCCTGTGTCATCTTGTTGCCAAACTTCACTATAATAGCCGTGCTCATCAAGCCCAAGTACTCGCCACTGGTCAATGATGTCTTGCACAAAAGGGTCGTCAGTCTGCCTTTGTCTCACCAATTCATGTAAGACAATCATATCGTCTTGCCAATTGATAATACTACCGGCAGGGTAAAAAATAAGCTTGGGATTTACATTCAATCTAGCGTCGTCAGCTTGGCTATTGTTACCACCTGCTAGGCTTGGATAGTCCACCAATATGCCACACCGCCCATTCACCAGCAAGGCTTCTAGTGTCTTTTGGGCTTGATGATACAGTGATGTTCCTTGCCCATCTGCATCATAAACCAAGGCATCTAATCGCTCATCAATATCCAAAATGGGGTCTAGCTTAAATGCCAAGCCTAAGTATTGATTGACCACTTTGCTTGAATATTCATAAAAAACCGCTCGCTTTAAATAATTGTCGTATCGTTTTTTAGCAAGCAAGCTATCATCTTGCTGGTTCGGTCTTGGCAGGTAAATCTCGCCCTTATTTTTAACCGCTCTTGTTCCTGCAACAAAGTCATTACACATCACCCAAGATGGCAATGCTTCGTTGTAATCAGGGTGTGTGCTATTTACTGGCATAATCTTTCCTAGTACGGCATTTGGATAAATGAACTTAATGCAGGCTTGCTAATTGGATATTGATAAGCAACAAAGTAACCACCAGCGTCATTCATGTGGTCATGTCCTGCTGTCTTATCAGGCATGCCTGATTTATCATAAACTTGCTTTTCTAAGCTGTCGGTATATTCAGGACACATTCTTGTATTAATAAAATAGCGTCTATCGCCTTGGCTGTTGCAAATCAAGGCGTTCATGGCATTTACCCTGTCTTTAATGCTTGGGTTTGTGCTTGCAACTTTAATACTAAATCCTGCCTGCCTTAAAATACTGTGGTCTGAAACACTTGACGATTTAGAACTTGTATTGTGTCCGCTGGCATCAGGGTAGATAATAATATGATGGTTAGGATAACGGCTCTGAATGATTTGGCACATGGTCGGCGTATCTCTTGCCCCTATAATCTCATCAACGGCATAAGCCACATTATTCTTAATCACATGAACAACAGCCGACATATTCAACACATTAAAGTCCATACCAATATGCAGGGTATCGCCTTTTTGTAAAGTAATATCTGTATGGTTTAATTGTCTGTCAAAATCAGGATAAACCGCACCACTGGTTAAATTGACAAACTGCCCATTCAGGTAGGCTTCAATCAGTTGTGGCGGATAAGACTGTCGCAAACTCTCAATATAGCCATCAGGCAGGTTTTTCTCATTGTCGTAGGTGCTTGCTTGTATCAGTCCATAAAACTTCGCCTTATCAGGGCTTGCATTAGCTTCTTTGACAAACTGCTCGTAGGTAAACTTAAAGCCCTCAGGCGTTGTGGTTACATCAATACCGTTTCTTAGATTTGGCACGTTGTAACGCATACGAGCGATAATCTTACGCCAAGCATCTCTTGCTTTGTCTGTTGGCAAGGTATCAAGCTCATCAACCAAAGCATGACCGATTTTAAAACCAACGATAGATGTTGGATTGTCCATTGAGCGACAAATAATCATGCCTAGATATTCTTTGCCGTGATACACCAAAACTTCTTTGTTTGACGTTTTGATTTCAACGCTCAATCCCCAATCGTTGGCACACTCTTCAATGGTCGGATAAAAAATATCTCTAATCTGTGGATAAGTTGGGGCAAAGTAGCCAGCGTTTACATTCGGAAACTCCCAAAAATGCTTACACAAACTGGCACACCCTGCCCATGTCTTGCCACTACCAAAGCCTGCAACATACGCCCTAAACTTATGGGGCATGTTCAGAAATCTAGCTTGTGGTATGTTCAGGCTCGGCATTCTTTCTTCCGTCTTGTACGTTGATTACGATTTGGGTTGGTTTTGGTGCTGTCTTTTCTTCTATCTCTTCAGCTTGTTCACGCCAACCTGCTTGTGTTTTCAAATAAAAAATAATGGCTGTTAAGTTGCCTTCATTGGCAATGGTTAAAAGGTTTTTTGCAACATTGCCAATTGCACGAGCTTTCCCCTTTTTATAATGCTCAAGTACTTCTGGCTGTCTTTCGCATACTGCCCTAAATGTGTTTCTTGCAATGCCAAAATAATCAGACATCTGCTCTAACGTCAAAACACTAGCCAACGCTTCCACTTGTGCCATCTGTTTTTCATCAAATACAATTTTTTTGGACATTGTTTTTTCCGTTGTAAAAAAGTGTTTGAGATTTACACCCCAAACACTTTAACTAGCTAAGTTTATTAAAATAAACTGCCTTGGCTATTCTTTGCACGATTCGTCGCACCTTTTTTCGCTGCAATGGAACGCTTAAACTTGGCAGCGGTTGCCTTATTAGCCGCACTATTAGCCGCCATTTCTGCCTTTGTTGCCTTACGTCCATTCTTGGTCTTGCCTACTGTTCGCAACACCTTAAATCGACCGCTCGACTTTTTCGCCATATGCCCTGCACTTGCACCAGCCATAATTATTCTCCTCTGCTAGATACCAAGTAAACATCAATATCATCTACATCAATATTCCCAAGTGTTGGGTCATCAATGCCTTGACGATACACCAAAATATGACGACCCTTCTCATCAAGAATCAAAGAGCCGTCATCGGTTACTAAAAACAAGTCATCATGCCTTAGGCGTGTTGGGAAATCCACAATCCGCCAAAGCGTTTCATGAACCTGTTTAAAGTTGTTTGCGTTACTTGGATAGCCAATGTTGCGAAGTGAACGCCCAATGCTTGCCAAATAACCTGAAAATTCCGAACCTTCCCACTCTGGAAAGACATTTGTCTGCTCATCAAAATAATCAAAGCTAAACGCTACCGTTTTTCCGTGTTCGCGAAGTTCACTAAAAAATGTGTCAATCGTTGGGAAAAATGGAAAGCCTAAATCAAAATAAGGTTGCCAAAAATTACCCTTTGTTGCTGTGATGGCGTCATAAACGTTAATATCCGCCTTGTCTAGTTCGCTAAGTAAATATTCGTAAGCGGTTTGGTCTTTGCTTTTCTTGCAGGCAATGTTTATCACGTCTATAAATTCTTTGGCTGGGCGTGATTTGATTTTTGGGCGTTGCATGTGGCTAATATGCATTTCGCCATACCACACATAATTTAGCCCATTACCTTTCAACCAATGAATAAAGCCGTCTATGTCTTTCCACCACTCAGGAACATAGGGATTTAGACCAATGATGACATGATGACCGTACTCTTTGGCGAACAATGCCAACTCTTTTCTTTGGTTGAAGTTCGGTGCACCTGTTTCAGCCCTTGCAATGATGTCGTTATCATCACTAGTAAAACTAATATAAACTGCTGTAGGCTTAGAGCGTGATAGTACATTTTTAGCCTTTGCACCACCCCGAGTCTGAAATACAAAGCGTGTACCAATATCTGTGAACACATCAAAGATAGACGCAAATTGTTCAAAATTGGATTTAGCAAATGGGTCGCTGTCATTACTTACCATGATAGGATAACCCTCTTGCAGATAGCGAACAGATAAGTTTTTCATCTGCTTTCCATTTGCTACCGCATTTGCCACGTTGATAACTTTGTTGTAATCTGCTCGTCTGTCTGGATTATTGAGATTGGCATAACAATAAAAGCAGTTATGACTACAATAATTAAGCCCCAAATGCACAGGCACGGGACTTACAAGATATTCACCAGTATAAGGTCTAATACTCATCGCTTTCACCCAATACATTTTGTAAGAAAAACTGTTTGTCCGATAATCCATCTTTAAGTTCGGACAATCGCTTGTGTTGTTGCTTGTTTAGGATAACCATGAATGTAAAATTGATAGGCTCTTTCTTTTGTGGCTTTGGTTTGTCTGGCGTACTTTCATCATATTCCAAGTCACTACCAAAGTCTTCATCAGGTTCCGTATATTCGCCAAGCCTATCCTCTCTGTCAGCAGGAAATTCAGCCCTTAGCTCGCCAAAATCTAAATCGCCACACAACGCCTCTAATTGCATTAAATCCATGTCAATGCTGGGAACTTCACACTCATGCAACTCTTTTAACTCGCTATAAAGTTTGTCTTTATCCCACTCTCCAAGCTCCGATGTTCGGTTATCTGCAATAATAAATGCTCTCGCTTCTTCGTCGGTTAAATGGTCAAGTACAATACAGGGTACAACATTAAGTCTTAGCAACTTGGACGCTTCTACACGCCCATGCCCTGCTAAAATGTAGCCATTGCGAACCACAATAGGGATATTGAACCCATAACGCTCAATGCTATCAGCAATCGCCTCAACCTGCTTTTTTGGGTGCTTCTTGGAATTGCTAGGATGTGGCTTTAATTGCAAAGGATTTATTAAAGTTATTTCGGTGTTATTCATAAGTCAATCCAAAAAAGCGTTGGGCGTAACGGCTCGCTTTACAATATCAGCCATTAGGGCTTACCGTCTTGCCCAACAAAAGGCGTGGTTACCCACACCTAACCCCTTGTCGTGGGGGAAACCGCTACTAACCAACCTTTACCCACTTAATGCACAAAGATGGCTTAGGCTTGGCGTTCGTTCGTCAAATGGCGGTGCGACCAACTCACCCAATCAGATGATTTTACGCTGTGGTGCATTCTGTTATTGGTCAGATAACAGGCAATAAAAAACCCCACCAAAAGGCAGGGCTAAAATAAAAACGGCTAAGTTTTCACACTTAACCGCATTTTGCCAAATTATATGTTTTTTTGTTCGGTTTGTCAATAGCTTATCTGTCTTTAAATGTTTTTCGCCAATACTCGCCTGCCACATCATCAGCGATACTTAACTCACTAGCCACAGCACCTGCCACGTTATCATACACAAGCGTGTGCGATTGGCAAAATGTGGATTTTGCAATCCCTAGTATTTCAGCCTTTTGTGTGTCTGTCAAAGCACATTGCACCGTATCAATCACAACCGCACGGGCAAGGTTTTTGGCGTGTTTTTGGCGTTGGGTCTTTGATTTATAGCCCTGTTCGGCAAGTTTGACAACTTCGTGATAAAACGCTTCACGCCTGCTGTCATCAACATAACACGCCACCGCCGATTGCATAAGGTTGGGATTGTCGCTAGGGGTGTGCTTACTGACATAAACAAGGCAACCACTAGCGTCCGCCACGTCAATCACACTTAGCGACTTGCCAAAGTTATTGCTAAAATCACTCGTGCTTTTTTGGCTCACCACCGCACGGGCTAAATCTAAATTTGCGTAATCATTCATCACAAATCTCTCCATCTCTTTTTTGCCTGCTCAAATTCCTTTTTAAATTTGCGACGTTCTTTTATCATATCAAAAAGCAACACCGAACAAATGCAAAAGCTCAAAAATAACGGCAATAACACAAACACCAACACCAAAAAAATCCCCAAATCGTATTGTTCAATCATTGTTTACCCCCAAGCTCTCCACAATCGCCCATTCTCTATCGGACAATTCCCAATTTATTAAATTGTTTTTGATTTGCAGTTCTTTTGTTTGCAATTCTTTTGTTTGCAGTTCTTTAGCTTTGTTATCGCTAATCAGCAATCCGCCACCAAATAAATCTTTTTTGTGCGATTTTTGGCTATCAAGCTGACTAATAAAAACACTCTCGTTAGCCGACACGCTAAATTCAATCCCTGTCTTACATAATTTAAATAAATTATTTACCATCAGCACATTGGGCGAATATTGGTATTTTGGCAATGTTGGTTTTTGTTGCTCTAATGCTTGTAGGGCATTGTATAATTTTGGGGCGGTCATTGCTCGTACATCACCACACAAATTGGTAACAAAACAAGTAATTACCACCGCCCCATTATCATAAGTGATTTTAGCAGGGGCAATAATAGCGGTACAATCACGGTTTCGCATTGTGCTAAACACCGTCAAAGAAGGGGCGAACAAAAAGAATTTGATATTATTTGCCAAATAAAAATCAATGATTTTTGACAAAATAGAAAAAGGCGGATTGTCAATCACCACCGTGTTTTCATCATAGTTTTGGGCGTGTGCTTGATAATCGCCATCAGGATAAAAAGGGCGTTTTATCTTTAAACTGTCCAAACTCAAAATATGCTTATCCACATAATCAAGCACCACATCATACACAAGAGGGGGTGTGAATGTGTCATCGCTCGTACTTCTTTTTTTAAATTTTTGTAGCCAGTCGTAATATTCTTTACTGCCCATCTCTCAACCCCCATTCTCTTAAATTCTTTGATAAACTCGTTCCACGCCATTGTTACCGCCTTATCATTGATGGCCACAACGGCGGTACCTGTGATGTCATCCACGCCCAGCACTTTGGCGTATTGCCCTGTTTTTGGGTTGAAATAGTAGGTCATGACACTCTCTTAAAATATTTGTCAATCTGTGCAGGATAATGGACACTTTCCACCCAGTCCATGGCATCATCTACCGAGCGACATTCTTTAAATTTACCTTCGCCATAGTTGCACAAGCCATTTTCAAAAATGGTGTAAGTGATAAATGTGTTGGCACTTACGTATCTATCGGCGTATTTTTTCCATACGATGGCAGGTATTTCAAATCTCATCATCAATCTCCCAAACTTGTAAATCAACCAGTCCGTCTTTGACAATTTCACCACGCTTGATGAGCATTTCATCTATCTGCCCATCATCATGCCATATACGCCCATTTAAGCCATCTAGCAGGGCTTTTAGACGGTTATCTAGGTCGCACACCCCCCTTGTACCAAAATGCACTGTAACGGCGATTTTGATGCGTTTTTGACTGGGTGCTTTTTTCACCATAACCCTAAGTTTATCAAAAAATCCACCATCGTTTTTGTAGATGATGGGTCTGCCACGGATTACCCTTGTTCGGTAGTATTGGTTAAGCGTGGGCGGTAGTGGCAATCTGCCATCAAAGATAAGTTTCATGATACAAACCCGCTATCATCAAACTGGCATGTTTTGTCTAACTTGTTTACTCTGGTTGTTTTGGCAAATAACGCACGCACAAATTCGTCAGAAGCTAACTTAGAAGACGGATGTGGCTTCTGTGGCGTGTATTCAATGGTGATGGGAGCGATGTAGGGGGTGCATGGGGTTTTGGCGGCCACAAGTTCACGTACAATCATCTGGTAATGGTCTTTGAACGCACTGTGGGCGGTGATGGTCATGTTGCCGTTGTAGTCCGCTTGACTGAACAGATGGGCGGTTTTGTCATAGGCTTGTTTTTGTGCTTCGCTGATGGGTTTTGTGTTGTCAGCACGCCATGCTAGGATGTTTGACAACGCCCCATTATTGCCAATGTAGCTGTTGGCGATGGTGTCGGTGTTGTCAAAGCCGTCAATGCCTTTGCACCATTTGGCAAACAAAGCAGGGTCAGGACAATAACCCATGTGGCTGATTTTGGCAAGTCCTGTGTTAAGCTCGGATTTGGTCAGTCCATTGGTACAAAACGCAAATGCTGTTACGATTTGGGGCAACGATAAACCGTCAAAGGTTTTTTCAAATGAGCGTGGTACGATGGATTTGATGATTGCGGTTAAATGCTCGGTGTTTTGGATATTGACAAGGTTATTCATAGGTTACTCCCAAATAATCGCCATTTGGCAAATCGTCAATGTAAATATTTGTTGGATTGTTATTTGCCATTTCTTGTAATTGGCTAATGACAGATTTTGAATTGTCAGATTTATTTGAATTGATAGAATTAAAATACCATTGGGCTTTAAAACTTTGCCAACCCATTTCACAGATAAATTCTAATGCCTGTGCTAAGCTGATATTTGCCAAATCAGATTGTTTAATAATTCCGTTTAATGCTGTTTTGGTTAATTTGGTTTTTCTGATAGCAAGAAAATCATTTGCCACTTGTTCATCAACACCCAAATTAATTAATTCATCTACACCGATAAAAACATTGGTTTTCTTTGCAGTCTTTTTTGTCTGTTGTAAACCTTGCGGATTTTGAAAAGTTTGGTTCTCGTATTCATGTGTGTTCTCGTGCGTGTTTATACTAACAGGTTCATTAATAGGTTTATTAATAGGTTTATAATAGGATTGGGTATCAAAATTGTTACCCCTTTGGTGCAAAAATGATACCCCTTGCGATACAAAATTGTTACCCCTTTGGTGCAAAATTGTACCCCCTACATTTTTGTCAGGGGTATCAAAATTGTTACCCCTTTTGTCATCATGAGAAGTATCATTTTCGATACCGCTTTGGGTGTTATAAATGTTAAGATGATATACCACAATTTGCTTTTGATATTTATTGCCAGTATCAAAAATTAATTCTAATTTTTGTAATTCTAATAGGCATTTTCTCACCGTTCTTTTATCCATTCTAGTCAATCTTGACAATGTTTCAATGCTAGGATAAGCCATAAAGTTTTCATTAGCAAAATTCGCCAAAATCATCAATAAAAGCGTTTGTGACGATGTGGTGGTTTTGTCTTGTTCTACCGCCCATGCAACTGCTTTAAAACTCATTTTCTCTCTCCTGTAACTTTAAAACCTGATTGTAATGTTTTGCCAAAAGTCCAATTGGTATTTTTGCGTAAAATATTAATCACTTCATGCAAACCAATATTGGCAGGATTTAGGGCGATATAATCATCCATGCTAATCACGCCTTGTTTTTTTAACAGTTTTTTGACCGCTCGGACGGTCTCATCGATGGTCTTTTTTCTTTTGGGCTTTTTCATTTTTGTGATTGGGGATATGCCATGCTCGGCTATCCATTCATCGATGACTGATTGGGGCGTGCCTGTGGGGCGGTAGTAGTCAGAGTACGGCTTAATCATGCGATAACCCCTTCATTGGCAAGTTTCTCAATCACCCATGCTTCGCCTTGGTGCGTGAATACGGCTTGGTCATAGCCCATCTCGCCCTGTATCATCTTGCCAAGCCCACGCTCGATGAACCAATGATTAAAGGTGCGTTTGTTGCGTTTGACGGCTTTGTTATACACGCCAAACTCGTCTAGGTATTTGTTTATACGAAAGGCGGATATGCCAATTTTTGAGCCTACTTGGCTTGCGTTCATGAGATTGGTGCGTTCTGCCACTAGGTCATAATGTCGCACTTTTGGAGCGTCCTTTTGAGCTTGTGCCAGTAGTGCTTGTTTTTGCTTTTCGCTGTCTAGCAGGGCTTGTAGAGCTTCAATATAGGTTTGGGGCATGGTGGCGTGTAGGCGTTTTTCGCACTCAATAAAATATTTGCGTGCTTGTTTGCCCTGCTCGTTACGCTCGACCATAGAGAGTTCTTTTGCCATGTCTAGGGTGATGGCATACTCAATCAAGGTGGCATTATTGGCTTCCATTTTTTTATGGAAGCGGACAAAGTCTTGATTTTCTACAAAATCATAATCGGCAATGCGATTTTTTATCCATGTAGAAAAATCTTGACGGCTTTTTAAAAATCCGTGTAATTCACGAGCATTGACCGCTTGGGTGAGTTGATTATGTTCTTGCACTTGGGGTAAATTTGTCATATAATAGACTCCGTTGTTTGTAAAACACCGTCCAGAAGCTAATCCGAACAATGGACACCGACCCCTAGTTATCGCTAGGGGTTTTTATTTGTTCAATTTCTGCAAGGCGTGAGCATAAATCGACTGCCTTAAACTTACCATTTGTAAGCTTTTCCACTTTTAGGGCAAAATGCGTTGGCATTTTTGCCTTGCCATTTAACCACCGCCATACAAGCGTTTGGCTACACCCAATGGCATCTGCCATTTTTTGTTGTGTGCCGTAATGCTCTACAACTTGTTTGTAAATCATATTTTAATACCATAATAATAAAAAATCTTATTTTATTACCATAATCATAAAAAATCAAGTATTTTAGTAATTTTACATTTATTACATTTGTTGTTATAATTAGTGTAGTAATTTATTAATGAGAGTATCGTCATGAATACACTTGCAGAAAGGCTAAAATTTGCCAGAGAAAAAATAAATTTGACACAGCAAGAAGTGGCAGACCGTGCAGGTATGAGTCAACCAACTTACTACAAAATTGAAAGTGGAAAATCTCAACGAACCACTTACTTAAATGAATTGGCTAACGTCCTGAAAGTAACCCCAAACTGGCTCGCCACAGGACAAGGTGAGATGACCGCCCTACAATCCAACATTAGCCCCAATTTTGAACCTGTCTCAGATTGGGATGACGGCACACCCCTAGAAGCGGATGAAGTATCTATCCCTTTTTATAAGGATTTTGGCGTGGCGTGTGGTCATGGTTCGGACGGTGTGGCTTATGAGAATGAGAAACGCAGACTTAGAATCAGCCGTGCCACGATTGACCGTATTGGCAGTTACAAAGATAAAATCATGGCAACACTTGCCGATGGCGATAGCATGAGTCCAACCATCAATGATGGCGATACTATCTGGGTAGATATGTCAAAAGAGACCATCAAAGATGGCAAAATCTTTGTGTTTGAGTACGGTGGACTATTTATGTGCAAACGCTTATATCGCCTGCCAAACAACGGTCTGCGTGTGGTGTCGGATAATGCCGATGTCTATCCTGAATGGGAAATCACAGGGGAAGAACGTGAACAAAACGGCTTTAAACTCATTGGTTGGGTATGGCATTGGTCGGTGATGGAGCGATGGTGAGACGTTGGGCTTTAATCACCGCATGGGCGATAACGGCAGGTATCATCATCGCCACACTACTTGCCCTTGCTGTTGTCCGTCCTGTGTTTACAATGGCGATTATGTTCACGCCTGCTGTTTTGACGTTTATGCCACAGGTGATAGCATGCAAACTACATTAATGGGGGCGATGCTGTTGGCATTGATATCAGTGATATCACACCAAAAGATGGCGAAGTGTACGCCTTGTTTTTGGATGGTGATTTGATGATTAAGCGGATATTTAAAGAAGCAGGCGGAGTTATTCGGCTGTCTAGCGACAACAAGCAATACACTGATAAGATAGTTACCCAAGACAATGGCGATAGCCTGATTATTATCGGTCGTGTAGTCTATCGCAGTGGATGATGAAGTAAAATCAAAAAACAAAACGGAGTATAGCTATGAAAAAACTATTAATTGCAACTATGCTATTAATTAGCACGCCTGCCCTTGCTACCACTTGTAAAATTGTTGGTATAGCTGATGGCGATACAGCAACTTGCTTGACCAGTTCAAAAAATCAAATCAAAATCCGATTTGACCAAATAGATGCACCAGAGAAAAAACAGGCGTTTGGCACTCAGGCACGCCAAACGCTATCCAATATGATTTTTGGCAAACAAGTAACACTCAAAATTAAAACAACAGATAGATATGGCCGAACGGTTGCCGAAGTGTTTGTTGGTCATACCAACATAAACAAAGCAATGGTTGAACAAGGCATGGCGTGGGCTTATCGTGAATATATGACAGATACTGATTACCTAAGATTAGAGGGTATCGCCAAATCCGCCAAGCGTGGTCTATGGTCGCACCCAAACCCCATTTATCCACAAGATTTTAGGCGTGGCGGTTCAAGTGGCACGACTAAAACCAAAGTGAATATATCAAACCAAATCTCTAATAGTGGTGGTTCAAGCAGTACGGATAAAACCAAAGTAAGTACATCAAGTCAAAGCATCAAGCAATCAAAAAGCGGTGGTGGTTCATGTAGCGGTATCAAACGAACTTGTGGTGCTATGTCTAGCTGTGCCGAAGCAAGACGAGCATTACAATGCGGTGTTTCATCTCTTGATAGAGATAAAGATGGCATACCGTGCGAGAAGTTGTGTAGATAGATTGACTTCCTCCCCGCCCTAAGTGCGGGGATTCCTACTCCCAGACGGTCAAGCTAGGCCGCAAGCCTAAGATAGTGGCAACCGCCCGTACGACACACCGTACATCTTAGGTTCTTATTTTAAGCTAATCCTACTGTTAGGATTGTCATAGACTTATGGTTATGAGCCACACAGGCTACCAACTGCTCTACCCTGCTATGTATTATAGCAGGGTTTATTTTCTTTTTTACCTCCTATCTTTAAAATAATACCTTTTATCTTATTTATTACTTTTTTAATAAAAAATATTATCTTAGGCTTGATATATTTTATTACTTTGGTTATAATACCCCCATCAAGACGAGATGACCGCTTGAACACTATTTAATAGCATAAGACCCCCTTACCATGCAGGGCAAGCATGGAGCCTATTACCAAATAGGCAAAGCCCACACCACCGTGGCAGATAACGGAGTGCAGTTAATCAGCCATTGGCAACTTGTAAGCATTACTTAACAGTTGCCAATCACGGATTAACTTTTAGGAGCATATCATGCTACACATTGAAGATATCAGCCAAACTTATGAAGAAATTGCTTCAATATTATAAGCATTGTGATGCGTTTTACACCGCTTATCAAGCATGCTTTGATGATGACTTTGCATGGGGTCAGAGAACAGAGTGGTATTATTAGTGCGTAAAGTGTTAAAAAATGTTTGACAAGCGTATGGGGAATGGGGTATGATATGCCTACCTTATCAAACAGATAAGGTCAGAATTGGCGTTCTGAATAACATAGGTTGCAAAAGCAACCGCCCCTAAGCGGTTTTTTTATTGCAACAACCCTACCAAATTATGGGTATAATAAAATTACACCCACCCAAATATGGGATAGATTTTATCTACCCCATCTTATGATAGGGCTTGTGGGAGTATCGCAAGATACGCTGTTTACCTATGTTACAGTACGCCAATCCTGCAAGTCCTATCGCCCTAAATTGGCGTTTTCGGTGATAGGTTTTTCAAACTTAATACTAGGAAAACGACTATGTCAAACATTCAAATTTTCAATTTTGAAAATTCCCAACAAATACGCAAATTTGCGTATTTAAATTAAGGGTTGCAAATTTGCAACCCTTAAAAATTTTCAAAAACCATTTGACAAAGGGCAAATGATGGGCTATGATATGCCCTAAGGTGTCAGAACCGATAGTAAGCGTTACCCCACAGCGTTATCGTGGTTTTTTAGTGTCAAAAATTCCCCAAATTCTAAATGTTGGAATTCCAACATTTAAAAAAACATAAAATTAAACTCTGCAAATTTGTAGAGTTAAAAATTATGTTAGGGGGGCGGAGAAATAAGGCAGAAATGCACGAATAATCCCAGCCGTCTTACTTCGGCTTCTGAACCCCCTAGCCCCCTTTATTGGGGAAATTTCAGAAAATTAAGTAAGGTACTTCAAAATGACAAATCTAGTCATCTCTAACCAAGCCATTTCCCAACACAATGATTTTTATTCATTGAACGATTTGCACCGTGCAAGCGGAGCAGAAAAGAAACATCAACCTGCTTTATTCTTTCGCAATGCCGAAGTTCAAGAGTTAATCTCGGAAATTGAGCGTTCTACAAATTTGCAGAACGGTGAAAAAGCAGTAGCTTACCACACCAAACAAGGCTCAAAAGGCGGAACATACGCCTGCCGTGAACTCGTTATCCGCTACGGTATGTGGATTAGCCCTAAGTTTTCGCTGATGGTCATCCGTGCCTTTGATGCGATGAACACAGGGGCGATACCTTGCCTACCACCCAAAACCACCGCCCACGACCGCACCCCACTTCGTCAAGCCGTTACCGCCCTATGTGGCAAACTTGGCGTCATACACTCAGAAGCCTATGCACTCGTGCATCAGTACATGGGCGTGGAGCATATTGATGAGATTGCCCTTGATGATTTACCACGAGCGGTAGAGTATGTACACCGTCTGATGATGAGACAGCCTGCCCATGGTGAAGAAAACGCCTTTTGGCGAATGGTTGGGGTGCTTGAATACCGTCGTATCAGCAATGAGCTTACCGAGCTACAAGAAAGCCTAGACACTGTAAGTCGCAGGCTAAACCGCATTGTCAAAACCAAAGGCTTACTATACGACAGCCTAGGCGAACAACGCCATGTCAGCCATGACCCCAACCTTGTGGTAAATGCCCAAGAATTCATTGACCATCAAATGGCGATGAAAAAGCAGATTGGCTTAATCTAATCCCCCCTACCCAACGCTTGCTTATGCCTATTTTGGCATGAGTGGGCTTTTTGCACCCAAACTATTACACGAGGTAGTTATGAAATTAAAAGACCTAAAAAATCGCCGATTGGTTCGCTTTATCGGTGGCAGTGAAGTGTTTAAGGTAACACGTAGAGACACCGTAGCTTATGGCAAGATTGTTTATTTGCTAGACATGACAGGCAGACCACGCCATGATTTTCGCACCCATGACCAAAACCGTGAAGTAAATTTGGAGTATGTATGAAAAAATCAGATTTGATTGGTGGGGCGATTTCATATATCGCCCTTGTTGTTATTGTATATCAATGTATCTTTGGTTGGGCACAGCATACAGCAGATGATAACAGCCGTATCGCCCAAGAAGCCAAAGATGAAGCCAAGACCTATATCAGCCATTCCGATAAGGTTTTGATTGAAATGATGGAGGTAAACAATGAATGATGAGTCTATCAAGTCTACTTAGACAGCTTGCCTGATGACATCCAAGCACAAATAGAAAGCGACTACTACGAGTATGAACTCTATCTGTATGAGACAGGGCAAGCGTTTGATGAATTGCCGTTTTAATCAATCATTGCCAATTACCAAAAAAGGTAGTTGGTAATCGTGGGTTAAACCGAATTTGAATAGGAGTATTTTATGAACCTTTATGAAATAAACAAAGCCCTAGCGGACAAAATGACCAAGCTAGGCGAGCTTTTAAACGATGGTGGCGAGCCTACCCAAGAGCAGATTGATGAATGTATTGATTTGCAGGGCGAATTGAGCGAAAAGCTAGTATCTTACGGCTTTGTCATCAAGAATCTATCAGGCGAGCTTGACAGCGTGGATAGCGAGATTAAACGTCTAACCGCCATTAAAAAAGCACGGCAAAACCACATTGACATTCTAAAATCAAGAATGCAGATGGCGATGACAGACAATAACATCAAAAAGATTGACCACCCTGTCATGCCCATCATTATCAAAAATAATTCGCCAAGCGTGCGTCTTGATATTGACCCTGACCATCTACCCACTCAATTTGTCAAAATCAAATATGAAGCGGACAAAGCGGCACTGTCTAAGGCGTTAAAAACTGGCGACGTGATTGATGGTGTGAGCCTAGAAGTCAAGCAGTCAATTAAAATTGGCTAAACCCTTTTGCAGGGCTAGGAAATCATGAGCCGAACAGCGGTTATTTTTCATATCTTAGACCGCCACGCCCTGCACCCTTTTTAAGATATGACAGGAGAAAGATATGAGTCAAGTTGCCAACCAAAACGATATTCACGGCTTTTTCAACAGCCCAATGGCACAACAGCAGTTACAGCAACTGCTAGGCGAACAAACCGCTAATTTTACAGCAAGCCTTGTTCAGATTGTCAATAACAGCAACATGCTTAAAAACGTCAATCCACACACCATTTTGGGGTGTGCTTTGACATCGGCAAGCCTAGATTTGCCAATCAGCGACAAATTGGGATATGCCTACATCGTGCCATACAAAGGGCAAGCCCAATTCCAAATCGGCTATAAGGGTTTTGTACAGCTCGCCATCCGCACAGGGCAATTTAAACGCATTGAAGCCTGTGCCGTGTATCAAGATGACAGCGAATATGACGTGTACCAACGTCTAACCAGTCTATTACCCATACCGCCCAAAGACGGTGTGCCTATCATTGGTTATACTGCCTATTTTGAGTTGCACAATGGCTATACAGCAAGATTGGCAAAGTCGGTGCAGGAGTTACAAGCCCACGCAACCAAATACAGCCAAAGCTATCAAAAAGGCGGTGGGGTTTGGAAAACCAATTTTCACGAGATGGCATTAAAGACGGTCATCAAGTTGCTACTATCCAAGCAAGCACCGCTATCTATTGCCAATCAGATGAGCCAAGCCATTGAAGCAGACCAAGCGGTCATCGTAAATGGTCAGTACCGCTATATTGACAACGAGCAAGACCAACCTCCAAAAATGCTTGATAACATAGTTTTTGAGCGAATGATAACGGCAATCCACACAGGTTATGATAGCAGGGGCAGACCGTTTGGCAAGAAAGAGGCAAGAGAATATTTGGATAAAAACAATTATACTCTTAGCCAAGAACAACAACACAAATTTTTATCAGCGTAGGAGCAAACAATGTCAGACCTTAACCAATGTAATTTCATCGGTCGTTTGGGCGATAACCCCCAAATGCGTACCACCCAATCAGGCGATACCATGGCAACCTTTTCTATTGCCGTGTCGGAAAAATGGAACGACAAGCAAGGCAGTCGCCAAGAAAAAACAGAATGGGTTAATATCCAAACCTTTGGCAAACTTGCCGAGATTATGGGGCAATATCTAACCAAAGGTTCACAAGTCTTTATTAGTGGTAAATTCCAAAGCCGTAAATTCACAGGTCAAGACGGTGTGCAGCGAACAGCGGTCAGTATCTTAGCCCAAACCATGCAAATGCTATCATCAGGTCAAAACAACCAACAGCAGGGCAACCAAGGCTATCCACAACAAGGGCAGTGGCAGGGACAAGGCGGATATAACCAACCGCCACAAGGTCAATGGCAACAACCGCCAAATACTTCCCCACAAGGTTATCCACAAGGTTATCCACAAGGCGGACAGGGGCAATGGGGCAACCAACCCCAACAACCGCCCCAAAACGGCTTTACAGGCGATATTCCCAATGAGTTCTAACCGCCCCACCATCAGACAGGTCAAAACATAAATGGCTAAATTAAATAATCCATACTCGGCAGGTGTCTTTTCATCGTTTTTCGTTAATGATTTTGAAAAAATAAATTTTAAAATCCCAAACGGCAACAAAATGCGACACAATCCACGAAATAATAAGCGAACAAAATCAAAAAGGGGTAAGAAATGAATATTGAAACAGCCCAAAAACTGATTGAAAATCTTGGTGGAGCTGAAAAATCCAAAGAGATTATGAAGCATTGCCCAAAAGAGTGTGCCATATATCGTGAAGCGATTGGCGGTACTGTTATCAAAGAAATTCCCATCCGGGTAATTGCAACAGCTTTGGCAGTTTTGGCAGTTTTGGGGATGGATTATGAACAATCCTAAATATTTGTCAATCACTTATCTTGCCACGCCTGCCAACAAAGAAAGAATTGAGCGGTTTTATGAGTGTGAATTGGAAAAATCCGCCAATCCGAATGGCAACAATTTCAATTCCACACGATAA